GTGCGTTGCCAGTTACTTATTAGCTTGTCTAATTCCACGCTATTGTTATGCCCTGCGTGTTTCTCCATCATACTATGGCAAGCGTCTAGCATCTCTTGGATTTTATCCATGGTGAAATATAAATCATCTTCATCCATACCCCGCCAGACTACACCTGAAAAGATATCATTGCTACCTAGTAAAGTTACACAATTTTTCTGCATTGTCTTACCCCTTAAAACAGTGGTTCATATGTTGCGCCATCATCATGCCTAGCTTTTAGGTTAGATAGCTGCTGCCTCATGCCTACTACATCCTGTGATGCCATGCCTTCCCACTCAGCATCTTCTATCTGGACTACTAGTGCCTTCATCTTGGTTAGAATACTAGCAAGCCTAGCGTCCTGCGTTATGTCAGGGTAGGCCGTGTCTATGTACATACTCATTTTAAAACTCCATTACTAATACGTTACCCATATGTGTATCACGCCTGATATCTATAGTAAAGGTGTGATTGTTTAGCACCTTAACCTGACTGTCATAGTCATCCCATTCTACGTCAACATCCTCAAAGATGTGGCTATAGTTGTCATACAATTCTTGAACATGGTATTCGCTCCACTCGCACCGGATAGCAATAGGATCAAGCTGGATATCTTCACCCATGTCATCACTAAGCTGGTCATAGTGGTCATACAAGGCTTCTATGGCCTCGCTTGTCCATGATGTGTATTCATCTGCCTTTAGTGCCTGTCTAAAGTCCCACTGGTTTACGTTCTGAATTATAGCCATTGTCTTTCCTCCTTATACAATACCGTGGTGCCTACGCCATGCCATCCAAGTAATGGCTTGCATTTCGTATGCTTTGATGCCTACCTTCTTGGCTGCATGGACATATGCTGCCTGTAGTAGCCTGTATTCCTTCTTGCCTATGTTGGTCTTGTCATTAGTCAGACCTACTCGCTCATTATAAAAGATATTCCTAGCGTGTCCATCAATGGTGCAGGTATCCTCGCCCATGATATTCTCAAAGAAGCAGGTTATCTTTTGGCCTGATAGTATCACCTTGGTTTCATCATAGGTTGGCCTATCCTCTAGCAGGAACCATGCCTTCTCTTTCATCTTGTTATAGGTACTGACCTTAACAGTTTCCATATGATCGCCTCGCAAGTATGCACCAATCAAGTCATAGGCATTGCTTACATTGCGTTCCCACTTGTTGTTAGGTGATAGTGCTGCCACTACTGACACCACCCGATAGACTGGCATATCATAATGCACTGCTATCGTGCGGCACTGTTCTAGTGCGTCACTGTACCAGTCAAAGGTACGCTCAGTCTCGTTAGACTGACCATACCAATACAATATGTTTTTTACAGACATTGTTAGCCCCCAAAGTAGTCATTACAGATTGCCGCAATCATATCAGCAATAAACAAGGTAAACCCTGTAATGCCTAACACGAAAATAAACCCAATCAAAAAGTCCATACTCTTTACTCCTAGCTGTTACAAGGTACAACGATAGTCTCTAAGGGATTACCATCGTTGTCCTTGGCTTGTCAATAGACTTGTTTAATATCTTTGACACCACCAAATGCACGCTTTGCAAGTGCAGGGATTGACAGATAGCGGCTAGTCTTGCCCATATGCAGCCCCATAAACGTGCTGCCTAGGCTAACACCAAAGCGATTACGCATTACGCGTTCACGCTTGCCGTATACTGCTACTGTCTTGCCCATGATTTTTGTTGTATAAGTTTTCATGCTACTACTCCTAGCGATACAGGTACACCATTGTACCTTGTAACAGCTAGGGATTTGTCCTTGCTATCGGACTCCACCCTAGCTTTGACCCTCTCCACCTAGCAATCACCCAGTGTGATGCCTCTTATGCCGTAGTGTACTATTTCCCCTGAGCATAGGCAGGTATATTTTAGGCTCCGACACATAGTCCCCTATGCTGTTCCTATCTGCCATCTTGCGGGATTTACCGCTAGGCAGGTTCTTGTTTAAGGGCAAATCCCTGCAAGCTTTGGGTGCTTCGTAACCCTTCAGTCTCTATACGTTACTCTAAGTCATATTCGGTAGTCAACTCATATTCGTATTCGGTATGCACTTTCTTTTATTCTTATCAAAACTTAACCCGCTGGCATCGTGTCTGGCTTTGTTTCACCTTGTAGCCACCGCAAGGGCTTGTCGCTAGTGATTAGGCTGTCGTCGTTTCGATGATTAGATTAGATCATACTTGAAAGGGTTTGTTAAGCCCTAAAATAAAAAAATAGACAAGAAAACCTGAGTCGGAGCTTAAGTGGCTGAAAGTATTAAAGAAAAAAAATAGATAAAAACACAAACACACCCAAAGAAACTTAAAAAATACTTTAAATCTATTATAAGTATACCCCCTGCTGTTTACTTGCGGTTGCTTGCGGTTGCTTAAAGTGTTCTGCAAGCGACACCTAGCCGACACCCCCCACCCCCTCTATATTTTAAAGGTATCGCGCGCAAATGCGTGGGTGCATGGGGAGACTCACTGCCAGCCCTATACGTATACCCCCTCAGATTTTTCTAAGTATTTTACGATTAGGTAGATATGGAGGTGCTGTAGGAGCATATACTCTCAATACACTTCCATATCTAACCGGACTTTAAGTACTTTAAGTACCTACATATACTATAGGTAACTTTCGGCCCCTCTCTTTAGGTCAACTTTAGAACCAATTAGAGTGTGCTGGGCGTATACTGCTAGTGTTTACACCACTCATAAACTTATCTAATTCCATATCTAGCAGTTCATTCTTACGATCTAGCATGGCACTATCTACATCTGCTGCCATCTGCTCTACCCAGTACTGTACAGCCATTGCAAGTACATCAAGTCTATCATCGTGAGCTAAGGCTCCACGTTGTCTAGTTATACGTGTCATCTGGTAGACCAGCATGTACCTCATAGCCTTCTCAGGTGGTAGGTGTTGTACACTCTCGTAGTCTTTTTGTATTACCTTGGGGTCTATAACAAGCCTATGCTGGTTCATTACAGGCTCTAGGGTGTCAATGATACGTGCTTCCTTCTGCTTTGTATGCCTTACCTCTTCCATAGAGACAGGGTATATCTTCTGCATGTGTGGCTTTAGTAGTTCAGTAAACATACCGTCACCAAAGTTACTCTCAATCAACACAGTGTTGACTTTGTGTTCCTTTGCTAGTTCTGCTAGTGTAGTGAGTGTCTCATCACTATAGCCACCTGCAATGCCACCAGCAGCAGGTACGTGTAGGAAACCATTAAGCATCTTTACAACAGCGTATGCAGTCTCGTCAGAGCCTCTACCAGAGGGGTCAATGGCAAGAACGCTACCAGAGTACTCTAAGCGGCCTACAGTGTCCTCAGGGGCGTAGAAACGGTCTCCTGAGAGTCCTACATTAGGTAGCTCATTAAGTTGTTTGAAGATACCATAGATCATCTTCTCTGGTGCTGTGTCCTTGTCGCAGGAGTATATCATTAAGTCTGATATCTTTAGTGGGTATTTGTCTTGGTCACTAAGAGAAGTGTCCAGCATAAACTGTAAAGCAAAGCCAGAACGTCCGTATGATAACTCTCGTTCTAGTAAGTCTTCATCAGTAAACCGTTTAGGGTCTGTAGGAAGGCCATAGATAGCCTCTAAGTTAGTTTGTAGAGAATCATACAGCGTAGGAGCTAACTTGCCCCCATAGGCCTTCTCTGCGCGTTCTAGGGTAGGGTATCTAGCGGGCCATACACGCATCTCGTAGCCCCTAGTAATGAGGGCATTGTATAGCGACATCTCGTTTTGAGGTGTACCAAGGTAGATAATCTTACCATTAGGCTTTAAGACAGCATCAAATTCCTTGACAGTCTCTCCAAGCTTCTCTCTCATCATCTGTGTCATAGAGTTATTAGGTACTTCTACGTCATCTGCAATGATAATGTCGGCACGAGAGCCTGTAAGTTGTCCTGTAACACCCACAGACTTGACTGAGGGGCTACCTGAAGCCTTAGCAGGTGCTACATCAAAGGCTATCTTAGACCATCGTTGTCCATCCTTAGCCACTAAGTGTTGGCATATAGGTAATTCTACAATGATACGCTGGGTAAACGTAGAGAAATCGTCAGCACGTGCCTTAGACGCTGATACAACCATAAACTTTAGCTGTGGGTCTAGCAGTAGCTGGTGTACTACGTATGCAGCAGTGATATAGCTCTTACCTACACCACGAAAAGCCTCAATAATACAGCGTTTAGGACTGTCCTGAAGGTAATTTGCAATGTCATACTGCACTGGTGTAGGCTCTGGTAGACCTAGATGCTTCCACACTAGGTATGTAAAGTTCCTGAAGTCTTTAAGTTGCTCT